AACTACTAAGTAGTTAGCACCTGCGAATGGGTCAACATATACTCTGAATCTACCGTTAAGAACACCAGCAAAAGTATTACCTGTGTCATCAACTTCTAGAGAGTTAGAGTTTAGAGCAGGAGTGTAATCCAACACACCAGCCATTTGTAAAGCAGAGGCTACGTCAGAAGAACAAATAACAACGTTACCTTTTCCTCTTCTTGTTCCTTTAGCAATTGCGTTAGCTTCTTGCTCGATTTGGAACATTAAACCTTTGAACTTCTCAACAGACCATCTTCCGTTTGCATCAACGTCTAAGTCGAATGTACCCGGAGTAGCAGCGCCAGCAGCACCAACAACAGCAACGTCATAAATTGTTCTAATAACTTCACGGTTGATTTCTGTTAAGATTTCAGTTTGAAGAATATTAGCTAATTCAGTTTCTGCGTCTAGGCCGTGAACAGCTTTAAGATCCTGAGCAAGCTCAGTTGTGTATTCTGCTTTTAAAGCACGAGTCTTAGCAGCAACAGTTACTTTCTCGATAGAGAATGCCATTTCTGCATAGTTTGTGCCACCACCGTCGCCTAAGGCTTCAGCAGCTGCAGTTGTCATACCTGTACCAGTAGTTACAGAACCACCAGGTAAAGTATTAGCGTGAGTACCTGTACCAGCGAAGTCTGTATCAGCTTCGTTGTACATTGCTTCTGCACCACCTTGTGAACCATATCTTGCGCGCATTGCGAAGATTAATCCTGTAGGACCAGTCATAGGCTGAACACCACAGATATCGTATGCGATCATATTAGGAACAGCACGTCTTACCAATGAGATAAGAATTGGGTCATAACCTGCACCAGGACCTGCAGCAGCAGAACCACCTGTAAATCCACCGGTTGTACCGACGTCATTAGTAGGTGCTTCAGAAAGCAAGCTAGTCATGTTAGCAGATAAGTCACCAGTTTCTGCTAGTGCTTTTTCTGTGTTCTCAAGAATAGTAGCTGTAACTGCTCTTCTATGAGAATCACTAATTGGTGAAAAAGATTCGTGCGCTAAAATTGGCTCCCACTTTTCCACTAGTCTTGTATAGTTATCCATTTTGGATCTCCTTTATTTAATTTAAATTTAATTTAAAAAACCAAATTCAATTATTCTACTTCTTAGTGTTGAAAGCTTCAACTAAAGCATTAATAGAAGTGTAATCAGAAGCTGGTTTAGTTACTTCCTGTTCTTCTAGAATAATTTCGTCATTTTCTTCTTGAACATCCTTATTTTCTACAATAGGTTTGTCGCTGAAGAAAGACTCCTTAATTACTTGAAGATTTTCTGCATAAGCTTCTAAATCTTCAATATCAAGCTTTTCAGACAATACTTTCAAACGCTCTACCTGATTCTCAGATAAACCTTCTGCAAGTTCGTCAAATTTTTGTTCTGCTTTGAAAGTTTGAATTTCTTTCTGTAATTCAATGTTCTCATTTACGAGATCATTTGCTTTTCCTTCCAATTCAGAAACTTGTCCTTCTAAGTTAGACACAACGTCAACTGATTCTTCAGAAACAGTAACATTATGTTCTACGAATAAGTTCTTAAGACCTGACATTAATGATTCCGCCATCTCAACCTTAATTCCAGATTCGACTGCGATTTCATTCTCAGACATCCACTCAGATACAACGTAATCTAAATACTTATCAACATTCTCAGAAATGGTATCTAATTTCTCAGTTACTGCTTCTTCCAATGCTTCGTCTAAAGACTTAGTTAATTCTTCACGAATTGTCTCAGTTCTTTTATTTACTTCTTCGTTTAATGCGGCTTCAAATACAAGACTAATCTTGCCTTTGAATTCTTCGGATAAATCTTCGCCTTCAATGATTGACTCAATTGAAGATTCTACAACTACTTCCTCTACTGTTTCAACTTCAGCGTCAACTTCAGTTTCTTCAGCAGTAGGTACAGGCTTGCCTGCATCTGTTTGACCAGGAACTACTTTCTTACCGTCAGCTGCTCCTTTTGGCTCGTCAGTTGTTGTCTTCTTCAGCTTGTCCTTTTTACCTTCTCCACCTTCAGGTGTTACAGCATCAGGGACCATTGAGACTCCATCATCAGCAACGAATTTTTCTTCTACGTTTGCCATTATTTTTCTCCTTTAAATTTGTTTTTAATTTACAAATATCTTTATAATAAACTTGACTGTTTTTATTTATAAAAAGTTAATTTCTCAAAGTACGGATAAATGTTTCAAACATTCTTGTTGCCGTTGCTTCGTCAATAGTTTTTACTACTCTGTTAACCTTTTTCTCAACTTCTTCTTGGATATCCTGAATAACTTCAGTAGCTCTCCAATTCCCAGAAGCGATATCGTAGTAATATTCAACGTTCTCCATGATACCATTTACGAACGCGTTTGGTGCTGAAGGGTCAGTAACAATATCTACAGTAGAAAGGTGGAAATCCTTCTGCACTTCCATAACTCCATTTCTACCTGCCTTGACCGAACCAAGACCTCGAGTCGAAACTCCAATCTTTACTCCTTCGTCTAATAGGCTTTTAACGATTTCCCCCATCGGTGTTGATAAGATTTTAGCTTTACCATAAAAATCGTTGCCATCTCGTCTCATGTCAGTAATTAGATGTGAAACGCGATCCCCGTTGATTTGTGGACCATCAGGGTGACCTAGTTCTCCAAGAGCACGTTTAGTTTCAATAAACTCTTTATTATAGCGATCCATTTCGCTTTCTAAAGTTGCACTTGGATAAATTCTTCCATTGCGATTTTTAATATCGCCTTGCATGAAAATTCCTTCAATAAAGTAATTCTTTTTGCCGTCTTCTTTAGCTTCTGTAATTACCTCTACTGAATCTTCTGTATATTCTGTAATTAAATTCATTGTAGATTCTCCTTCGCAAATGTAAGGATTTCGTTATAACCTGCTTCGTCAGCGATTAGAACGTTATACATTTCGGTTGTATTAGTTTCATTTAATTCATCAAACATATTATTTAAAATGTTAGCATCTTCTTCTGATACTTCAATTACTGTTTCATTTTGTAATTGAAACTCACCAGCTTCGATTGATTCATAAGCTGCTGTATACATCTTTGCTGCTGATAAAGGTTTACCGTTAACCATTTGGTCACCTTTACTATAAGCATACAATGATTTAACATTAGAAAATACTTCTGCTAATTTATTTTGCCACCATTCTTCAGGATCTTGTCCTTCCATTTTTAGATATTCTTGGATTTCTTCAGTGGCATAACAAATGAAATGTAGTTGTTTCATCATCATAGGAATTTCTTGTTGGGGACTTTCAAGCAATTCTTCCTCTGTTGATACTTTTGCTAACATTTCTTTAAATGTCATTGATAATGTTTTACCATTACTATCTTTAATGGTGACTGATGTTGGACCTGTTTTAGGTTTACCATCACCTTTTAAAACTTTTTTCTTTTGTACTTCAGGTTCGATAGTTTTAGCAGAATCTGTTTCTGATTCTTTAGTTTCTGCCTTTTTAACAGGTTTCTTTTCAGCATTTAGCTTATCACCTGAACAACCACCTTCCTCAATACCTTTAATCTCATTACCACAGCAAGAACATTCTTTACCGATTTCTTCAACCTTATGTTCTCCACCACAGTGTTCACAAGATTCGTCGCAACCACAAGAAGCCTTTAATTCTTCTTCCATTGATTCTTCGTCATCTTTCTTTTCGTCTTTCTTTTTATTGACTCCAAGAATTTCTGTAATAGATTTTTGTTCAGCAACTTGCTTACCTGCACCTGCACGTTGTGGCAAAGTTTGAGCAACTTTAGTTTTATAAGCTAAGTCGTAACTCGTATCACCTTCTTGGTCAGCAGGTCGCTTACCATTGCCTATGCCAGGAATCTCACCAGTAAAAACGTGGTCAGGAGCAACAGGGTGTTTAATCACCTCAATTGTATGTTGGTCCTTAAAGCGTCTTTCTTCAGGTGCTTTTGGTTGAGCAATTTCTGAGACGAGATCTTTAAAATTTTTCATATTTAGTCCCTAGTTTTATTTACACTATACTTTTATTTATATTATTAATATGCATCATCTTCTGCATGTCCACCTTGAGCCTTTTCATCTGCAATTTCATCTTCCATTTTCTGTGCATCTTCTTCAGACATTTGCAGAATGTTTTGAGTAATCCACTGATGAGAGAAATACTTTCCTGTGTAATCGGATATATCCCTTAAAGTATTCAATCTTTCTCTCAGAATCTCAGCTTCCTTTAATTCCTCAAAATAATTATCTTTAACAAAATCATAACGTATGTCATTACGGATTTCGTTAAATTCCTCAGGTGTTAAAATTCCTTTTAGAATTAATTGTTTCTCTAATACCATATTGAATATCCATGAGAAACGTGCACGAATTCTTCTAATAAATTTACCAAACTTCAGTTCATCTCGAGTAATCTCTGATGTTCTACCGAAGGTTGCCATTGCCTCTGGTTCTAAACGCGATAAAGGTACTTTCAACGCTTTATATAATTTGCGTTGAAAATACTCTAAGTTTTCGTTACCACTCAATCCTGGTGCATTACCTCCTGCGAGGGTATCAACTTCAGTTGACCTTTCTCCACCACGACGAGGGAACCAAAAGTCCTCAGTCATTGTTAGCATCTTACGAGAATCAGTAATCTGTCCTGATTCTGAATTGTACTGTAACTTGTTCTTATGTCGAGCCATCATATCTCTAAGATATTGCTCTGCCTTATTCTTTGGCAAGTTACCTACATCAATATAAAAAATTCTTCTTTCTGGTGCTCTTGTTAACGTGTATATTACAACAGCATCTTCCAACATTCTCAGCTGATTTAAAGCTTTACCTGCTGGATGTAAATGAGATAATACTAAACTGTTATTCTCATTCATCAATCCTGAAGTTACTCTTGCTATAGAGTCCTTCGCAATCTTTACACCTGTTGTACTTGAAGTACCACCGGCTCCTGTACCCGCATTCTGAAACCCGTTTTCAGAATACATATAATACTCATTTTTAACTTTCTTAACAGGTATTCCTGAATGCTTATCTTTACTCTTCTTGTCTACTTCTCGTATCAATTTTAGTTTACGAGGGTCAACATATCTTAATTCTAAAACACCTTTCTTTACATCCTCAGGGTCAATAATAATATGATAATTTAATCTTCCGTCAACGTAGAACTTGAAAAACATATCATATGCATTGTTTGTAAAATCAAATAATGCAAGTATGTTATCAAATTCTTTAATAACCGACTTCTTTACTTTATCTGATAAAACTGTTTCTCCTAAAGAGATTTCAACAACTCTATCATTTGTATCAACACTAATTGCCTCATTCACAATGTCATCAATTGCCTGAGAAACCTCAGGCTGCATTGACATGTGACGATATCTTGTAATTAACTCAGATTCCGTTTTAGCGGAACCTTCCATATCAAGTATCGTATTATAAAAACCACCTAGAGCATTACCAACCGTAATCGC